GCTGATGAATATGAGAAGCCTGGTATTATTAGTGGGCCTGCTACTGCAGTGGCTGATGTTGCTGCTAAATTAACAGACGCCCCAGTCATCGGACCATTTGCCCGAGCTACCGAAATAGGAGCGCGAGCAGTTGGTGGGATTGCCTCACTCTTCGGCTATAGTAATCCACCTGTTATTAATGATGCGATGCCATATATGCCTAAGGCTTTCCATGGTTTATCTTCTGTTGAAACTGGGGTTCCTTTGGACAAATTGTCTTTGGATCCTAAAAATGAGATAACCGTTGACAAAACTGTCACAGGCGCGAAGAAAGACGACGAATTGGTTGTCACCCATTTTTGTGGACGCAAAACGTATGTTATTCGCACACCTATGACTGAGGCTAATGCACCAGGTACACAATTGTTACGTTTACCAGTTACACCACGTAATTATAGACAGGCTCTTAATACGAGTGGCAATAAGATCCAGCATACTCCTGCTGCTCACGTGGCCTGTATGTTTAGTCAATGGCGAGGAAGTATGATTTACACATTTAAGTTCGTCAAGAGTAGATATCAGACTGGGCGAGTGCAGATTTCTTGGGATCCAAACACAGTTCCTTTGACAAATGCTGAGACAACCACCATGACGCGCATTGTTGACCTACAGTATGAGACTGAGGTTGAATTCGCGATTCCGTATAAGGCGTCTCGACCCTGGTTGCGCACTACAGGCTATGCCAATAATTGGGCTGTAACTAGCGATGGAACTATTACATTTGATTCGCAGGCACATAACGGTGTTATCCGTATGACAGTCCTGAATGAACTTACAGGCCCTTCAGCATCTTCAGTTATAGATATTTTAGTTTTCGCACGAGGTGGATCAGATTTAGAATTTGCCGAACCAAATGAACCCCCGCAGTGGTCATTTCTTAATGTTCAATCTGAGGAGGTTGTTGAGCAATTGGTTGATGTTGGATCAGAGAATCGACCGTTGGGCACAAATGCCATTACAGTGGGTGAGACTATTGCGTCTTTGCGTACTTTATTGCATCGTGCCAACTTCCATCATCGGTCCTTATTGGGCAATCCATATTCAGCAGATGGGGTATTTTTCACAAATGGTTTGAAAAACTTAGTGAATTTTATTCCCCGTTTTCCTACTGGTTATGGTTTCACACCGGATGGTGTCAATTATGCTACGCAAATTTTGGCACCAAACGGTAAAGTCCAGTTTCAGTATTCTCCTAACACAACATTAAATTGGTTAGGCAATTGTTTTGTGGGTTATAGAGGTGGGATTGTCCACCATTTTAACGTAATTTCCAATGGGCAACCACGGGTTGAATCACTTACAGTGGAGAGAGATCCTAGAACTCATATTTTGGATAACCCCCCACGTCAGGCGATAAACAGATTTACTGTTAATGCTCCCGTTAATCAGGCATCAGCTATGTCTCGTATTGCCGTCACTCAGCAATTAGGAGTTAATCGCACAGCTTGGGGGCAACGAGGTTTAGCTTTGACTAATACACACACTCAAAGTGCTATATCAGTCATAACGCCTCAATATTCCAAATGGAAGTTTCGACCTGCTTACGTATCTACACGTGATACCTGGAATGGTTTTAACGAAAGAGAAAGTGTCCGTGTAACAGCTACTACTCGATGTGGTATGTCTAATACTACCACCGATGATGGTTGGCCGGTTTTGGAGACATATGTTGCGGGCGCAGTAGATTTTGATTTAATCTACTTTGTTTGTGTCCCTACACTTTTTGAATTTTCTGTTCCGAATGCGGACAATACATTTTAATACATATTGCATATTTTTATATTCATAAACTTCTTTACGCAATGAATATGGTTGTTTTACCTATCTTATTGTGTTAGAGGAGTTACCTCGGATCGACCGGGGCGCACTTGATGTGCGGGAGATATTTTTCAATATTTCCACAGGCTACCACCTGATCATATTATAAATTGTTTTTACAATTTCGATTGGCGTGGTTCGCCAGTCGGTACATTTTATGATACGGGTGTTGACCTAGTCGACATCAG